TGAATCTTTAGGAATAAAGTCTATTCAAAATACTATTATATCAAAAACTGTATCTGGTAAGAAACTTGCTAGACAAATAGATGGTCAAAGATGGGGATTTACTGCTAGAGTAATTACAGCAAAAAGAAGTGATGTTTATGGCGAACTTATGGCCTTTATAGTTAAACAAAGATCAGGCAAAGAAAACTTTACTATAATCCCACCAGAAGTAGAAAATGCTAGAGGTACTGCTAGTGGTACACCTAATGGTACAGCAAGTGCTGGAGATACATCAATTACATTAGGTGGCTCAGGTTCAGGAACTTTAAAAGCTGGAGATATGATTAAATTTGCTAATCACGATAAAGTTTATATGGTTGTTGCAGATCAATCAGATATTTCTACAGGCACTCTAACTATTGAGCCACCTTTAACTACAGCAGTTTCTTCAATAGATATAACTTATGATAATGTTCCATTTACAGTTCATTTAACAAATGACATTCAAGAGTTTGGTGTAGCTGGTGCAGATAAAGATGGTAATGCTTTATATCAATTTGAATTTGATGTAGAAGAATCTCTATAGTGAAAAAATATAAAATAACCCACAAGATAACTGCCGATTTTATTGCTGAAATTATTGTTAATGAAGATCAAATAGATGCTAGTATTAACGATCTTAAAGAATACAAGAAACCTAATAGCAAATTTGAATATACTATGTTAAAAGGTACAGAAAGTGTAACTCAAACTAACTACGAATTATATGACGAGAAGCCTGACAACAGCAGTAAAGAACGAAATAGCAACAAATGATATACGACCAATACACCTTATCACTATTGGTTTTACTAGCCCTATTAATATCACTGATTGCTCTTTTCCTTTAACATCATCAATATCAGGTTCATCAGTTACTTATTCAGCATCAGATCATTTATTAGGTATATCTGACTTTTCTGAACAAACAGATGTAAGTAAATCTAGTATTACACTAACTTTATCTGGTGCAGATCAAACATTTATTTCTACAGTATTAAATGAAAATGTTATTAACGATACTGTAACGATATTTAGAGGTTTATTAGATGATGATAATACTATATTTGCTGACCCTTTTTTACTTTATAAAGGAAATATAGAAAACTTTGAAATACAAGAACAACCAAAATCAAGTACATTAGCATTATCTATCGTATCTCATTGGGCAGATTTTAATAAGAAAAATGGTCGTAAAACAAATAATACATCACAGCAAAGATTCTTTAGTACAGATGTTGGTATGGATTTTAGTTCTCAAACAGTACAAGATATTAAATGGGGTAGAGAGTAATGCAAGATATTATCTCATTATATAGAAACTATCCTAAATATGATAATCTGCATGATCTTGATTTACAACATCATATCAAGCCAAGTATATTTTTAAATCAATATAAAAAACATTATCATAATGATAAATTGGTTGGCTTTACAAATTGGGCTTATTTATCTGATTATGCTTTTAATCATTTTAAAAAAACAGCTATTATTAATTATAAAGAATGGAACTCAGGAACTAACTTAGTATTTGTAGAATTTATTGCGATTAAGAATGTTAGAAAAATCTTTAAATGGTGTGTTAATATGGCTAATAAATTTAAAGGCATTAAAGATAATTTTACTTGGTTAAGAGTAGAAGATAATCAAATTAAAAGAACGATAGTTAAGGATATATAATGGGTGGATTTGTAAGTTCTATTATTAGTAAAGTAGTTAGTGTTGTTACAGGTGCAAATCCTTTAGTATCTTTGGGTGTATCTTTATTTTTAAGTTGGGCATTAAGACCAAAAGTGCCAGATATACCAGATTTTGCAACTAACGAATTTGATGATTTTGAAAAAGGTATTTTATTAAATAAACAAAGTAATGACTCTAATATTCCTGTAATTTATGGAGAAAGATTAATTGGTGGAACTAGAGTATTTATGGAAACTTCGGGTTCAGATAATACTTATCTTTATATGGCTATAGTTATGTCAGAGGGAGAAATAAATTCAATAGAGGAAATAAGAATTGATGATAAAGTTGTTACATTTGCATCATCATTAACAGATGGCACAGAAGTTGAAGTAGATAGTACAGATGAAAATTTTTATAAAGCTGACCCAACAGTAGATGATTCATCAGCAGAAAGTTTAATAAGATTAGAATCACATTTTGGAACAGATAATCAATCTGCATCAACATTGTTATCTACTTTAGATTCATGGGGTGGTAATCATAAATTATCTGGATTATGTTATTTAGCAATTAGATTTAAATGGAATCAAGACGCATTTACAGGAATACCAAAAGTACAGGCTAAAATAAAAGGTAAAAAAGTTAAAACATATAATGCAAGTTTAGTAGAACAATCTGCATCATATCAAACTAACCCAGCATGGTGTTTATTAGATTATTTAACTGATGAAAGATATGGAAAAGGATTAGCTGTAAGTGAAATAGATTTACAATCTTTTTATGATGCTTCTTTAATTTGTGAAACTCAAGTAACTCCATATTCAGGTGGTAGTGATATAAATATTTTTGATATTAATACTGCATTAGATACCTCTAAACCAATTATAGATAATGTTAGAGAGTTTTTAAAAGGTTGCAGAGGATACCTACCTTACAATGCTGGTAAATATAATTTAATTATTGAAACAACAGGAAGTGCAAGTATTACTTTAACAGAAGATAATATTATTGGTGGCTATTCATTATCTACTCCAACAAAGAATGATAGATACAATAGAGTTATAGTTGGATTTGTGAACCCAGATCGTAATTTCCAAGTTGATGAAGTACAGTTTCCACCTTTAGATGAATCAGGATTAGCAGATGCTGACAAACATGAAAATATGAAAGCAGTAGATGGTGGATTTTTATTAGAGGGTAGATTTAATTTCACAACATTAACTTCACAATATCAAGCAGAAGAAATGGCAGAGGTAATACTTAGAAGAAGTAGAGAAGCATTATCTTTAGGTATTAATGTTGATTTTAATGGTTATGATTTAGCTATAGGAGATATAGTTAATATTACACATAGTTCATTAGGATTTTCTGCTAAACCATTTAGAGTTTTAGGAATTACTTTTAATACAGATTTAACAGTTGGATTATCACTTGTTGAATATCAGGCTAGTCATTATACTTGGGCTACAAAAACACAAGCCACAACAATTCCAACAACTAATTTACCAAATCCTTTTTCTGTTGAAGCACCCTCTATTTCTGCAACAGATGAATTATTAGAACTATTTGATGGTTCAGTAGTTTCTAAATTAATTGTTAATATTACAAGCACAGATAAATTCGTTAATGACTTTGAAGTGCAATATAAAGAATCTACTTCAACAAGTTATAGATTATTGCGTAGAGGTTCGAATAAAATTGTTGAAAAATATCCTGTAAAAGAGGGAGTAACTTTTGATATAAGATGTAGAGCCATAAACTCTTTAGGAGTTACATCAGCATTTACTACTATTCAACATGAAGTAGATTCAGCATTTGAACCACCTCAAGATGTTCAAAACTATTCTATTGATGTAGTTGGAGATAAATTACATCATACTTTTGACCCTGTACCAGATTTAGATTTGGATTTTTACGAAATAAGATACAGTTCAGATACAACAAAAACTAATTATGCAGATACAGTTGTTTTAGTTCCAAGAATAGGAAGACCAGCAACATCTATTGTAACACCATATGTATCTAAAGGTAAATTTTTTATCAAAGCAGTAGATAAATTTGGAATTAGATCAACTAATTATGCAAGTCAATCTATAGCAACTCAAGTATTAGAAGAAAGAATTGAAACAGTACAAACATTAACTGAAGACCCAACATTTACAGGAACTAAATCAAATACAGTTGTAGTAGATAGTAAATTAAGATTAGATACTGCATTGTTTGATAGTGTTAGTGGAGATTTTGATGATGGTTTAGGTTTCTTTGATGGGGGTTCTGCAACTATTGTTTCATCTGGTACTTATGATTTTAATAACTCATTTGATTTTAATTCTGTTTTAAAATTTAATGTATTGATTACAGATTTTATAGTTAATAACACAAACTTTGTAGATAACTTTGATTCTGCTTCTGGGTTCTTTGATGCAAGAGAGGGTTTATTTGATGGTGGAGAAAATGCTTCAGTAGATACAAATGCAATTTTACAAATATCTACTTCTCAAAATGCAGTTGATTATACATCATACCAAGACTTTAAATCAGGAGACTATGTTGCAAGAGCAGTTAAATTTAGAGTTAAATTAACATCTACTAACACTCAAGAAACACCAGAAGTTTCTGATTTAGCACTTAAATTATCTTTACCTACTAGAATCGAAAAAGGCTCTAATGTAGCGAGTGGAACTGATACTGCTGGAAAAACTATTACTTTTGGTTCTGAATATTATCAAACACCATCACTAACTGTCATAGGGCAAGACATGGCCACAGGAGATTTTTTCACAATTACCTCTAAAGGAACTGCATCTTTCGTGGTTGAATTTTTTAATAGTTCTGGTAGTACTGTTAATAGAACTTTCGATTATCAGGCAATCGGAATTGGACAAAAACAATAATAATGATATAAGATTAATTTTATGGCACAGCACGATTATTCATCAACAACTTGGACTTTATACATACATGATGGCTCAGACGATATTCCTTTTGCAACAATAGATACTTCTGCAAATACAGTTAATTTTTCAGATTCAGCTTTAGATGTTGTAACAGATACAACACCACAATTAGGTGGAAACTTAGATTTAAACTCAAACGATATTACAGGCACAGGAAACATTGATAATGTAGGAACAATCACTACAGATGGATTAACTGTTGCTGGTAGTGTTAGTATAGATGGTGGCTCAATCAAACTAGATGGTAATTATCCTGTAGGTTCAAATAACATTGCTTTAGGAAATCTAGCATTAGCTAGTGGAAGTTTATCAGGTGGTTTTAATGTTGCGATTGGAACTGAAGCATTAGCTTCAAACACAAGTGCTGTTGCTAACACAGCAGTAGGTAACGAATCTTCAGAATTTACAACGACAGGTGGTTGTAACACAGCACTAGGTTATCAAACTTTACGGAGTAATATCACAGGAACTAATAATGTTGCTTTAGGTGTTTTGGCGCTTAAAGTAAATACAGCTTCAAACAACACAGCAGTAGGTACTTGTACACTTTGTGCTAATACGACTGGAACAAATAATAACTCTTTTGGAAAAGAATCTTTAGGCGCTAACACTACAGGTAGCTGTAATAGTGCATTTGGTAATGCTTCTTTAAGTTCTAACACAACAGCATCAAATAATTCTGCATTTGGTCATAGAGCATTACAACTTAATACTACAGGTGCAAACAATTCTGCATTTGGTTGTGGCTCACTTCAAGCTAATACGACAGGTGCTAATAATACAGCAGTTGGAAAATTGGCTCTAGTTTTTAACCAAACAGGTGCAACTAATACTGCTGTTGGTCAAAATTCTTTACATAGTAACACAACAGCTTCTGATAATACAGCAGTTGGTGCAGGTTCTTTATATGCTAATACAACAGGTGCTAGTAATGTAGCAATTGGTAGACAAGCATTAACAGCTAACACTACTGCATCTAACAACACAGCAGTAGGTTTATGTTCACTTTTTGCTAATACGACAGGTGACCGCCATGTAGCAATTGGTAATTGTGCTTTAGCTTCTAATACAGTTGGTTGTCGTAATATAGCTATAGGCTATAATGCACTCCAAGATAATGTAGATGGAGATTTTAATGTAGGTATAGGTTATGCTTCTTTAGCAAATACTACAGTTAATGATAATACAGGATTAGGTTATTTATCTTTACTTACAAATACAACAGGTGGTGGTAATACTGCTTATTCGTAATACTGCTATTGGTTTAAGTTCTTTAAGTGCTAACACAACAGCTTCATATAATACAGCAATAGGCACATATGCACTAGAAGCAAACACAACAGGTGGAAATAATACAGCAATTGGTTATTATACTTTATTAGCTAATACGACAGGTGATTGTAACACAGCATTAGGTTCAACTGCATTAGATGCCAATACCACAGGTGTAAGAAATACAGCTATTGGTCTAGGTGCTTTAACAGCAAATACAACAGCAAACAATAACACAGCTGTTGGTAAAAATTCTATGGTAGCGAACACAGAAGGTCATAGCAACGTAGCAGTTGGTGCTAACGCATTAGATGCCAATACGACAGGTGACCAAAACGTAGCAATAGGAATGGATGCTTTAACTACTAATACAACAGCTTCTAATAATACAGCAGTTGGAGATGAAGCTTTAAAAGCTAACACAACAGGTGCTTCTAATACAGCAGTAGGTAAAAGTTCTTTACAATCTAACACAACAGGTGATGACAATACAGCAACTGGTTGGTGTGCATTAGCATCAAATACAACAGGTGCAACAAATAGTGCTAATAGTAATTATGCACTACGTTCTAACACAACAGGTGCAAACAATACTGCAATTGGTAGAAGTGCTTTACAAGCTAACACAACAGCATCAAATAATACAGCAGTTGGTAAAGATGCTTTATTGGCTAATACAACAGCTTCTCAAAACGTAGCCATTGGTTCTCTTTCATCTGTTACTACTACAACAGGATGTAAAAACACAGCAGTAGGTCATGGTTCATTTTATAATAACTCTACAGGAGATAACAATACAGCTTTAGGAAATTTTGCACTCAATGATAATACCACAGCAGATAATAATACTGCAGTTGGTTATTTTGCTTTAAAAGCTAATACGACAGCTAGTGGAAATGTAGCAGTAGGTTCTTTAGCTGGACAAGCTATTACAACAGGTCATAGTCAAACTGCATTAGGATTTTGTGCTTTAACAACTGCAACAACAGGAGAAGGTAATACAGCACTTGGTAATGGTGCTTTAAAACTTACCACAACACCTAACGATAACACAGCAGTTGGAAGAAGAGCTTTATGTAACAACTTAACAGGTGCAAACAATGTAGCTGTTGGTGCTTATTCACTTTGTTGTAACACAACAGGTGCAAGTAATACAGCAGTAGGAAAAGGTGCTTCACAAAATAATACAACAGGTCAAAAAAATACAACAGTTGGATTTGAATCTGGATACAATATAACTACAGGTACTAATAATACAGCTATTGGTGTAAATGCTGGTGGTGGTGCATCTCCATTCAACATAACAACCCAATCCTACAGAGTGGTTGTTGGCGATAATGATGTTAGTAATGCTTATATTAGAGTTGCTTGGACAGTAACATCAGACCAAAGAGATAAAACAAATTTTGGAACAGTTCCACATGGATTAGATTTTATAAACAAATTAAACCCTGTTTCATTTCAATTTAAAACATCAAGAGAAGATGATACACCTCATGGAGATGTAAGATATGGATTTAAAGCACAAGACATTCTTGCACTTGAGGGAGATAACAATGTGATTATTGATAACGAACAACCAGAAC